GGCAAATTCAAGCATATTTTCTCTCCTATTGTTTGTAAAACTTTATATATCAGTTTCTTCGGTTTCTTCTTCCCCATCAAAAGAACTATCTTCAAAAGATTTATTCTCTGGGTCATTAAAATCTAATTCACTTGGTTCATCTTCTTCATCAATTTTAATCCCATAAAAATTCTCAAAATCTTCAAAATCTTCAAAATCATTCTCATCTTGATTATATTTATCCTTAACCATTTGAAGACTCCTTACTTGTATTTATAGGATTTATACTTTTAAAGTTGAACTTATGTGAAACTTTCCAATCTTGTTTTTGATTATGAGGAAGAACAAATACAAACTTATTATGTGGTTCTATGCTTTCATTAGCAACTTCAATTAAGCCCCAGTTTTTGAGACAGAATGCAATTGCATTTCTTCTTAGTATATCATCTTCACAAATTGCATTATAAGCTGTTTCCCTTGTAAGCAAAAACATTTGCTTAAAATGAACTAAGTAATATTTTCCTTCTTTTTCATATAGGTAACAACTTGGATATAAAACTTTCTCCTTTTTATTGGCAATACCAATTCTATTCAAAGTTTCTTTTATCACCTTATTATCCACTAATACTTTCACCTCAAGCAAGTTATTGTTTTCCATTTTAAATCCTCCATCAACTTAATTTTCACAGTTACCTTGAACTCCCTTTGGTTCATAAAAAATTTCTTGGTAACTAAAATTGGTTGTAAAAATGACTTCATCACTCGTACCATTTTCTAAAGACAAAGAACTAAGTGATAAAAGAAATGCTTCTGTAAATCTCCAAACTGCAATAGTTCTTTTTTGATTATCAAGTATATTTAGATTAATTGACTTAATTGTGTATTTTCTAAAAAATTCTTCTTCACTATTAAAACCTGTAACTTTACCATATCTAAGGGCTTGCATCCACTCAAATAGATTTATATAATTTCTCATATCTTCTGAAAGCTTAAATGCAACTTGAAGTTGAGAAAGATCAATGTTTGCATTAAAACCACCAATAGGATGTCTGATACGAAATCCCTTAATATCTGAATATAGTTCACCCATATTATAATCAGGCATTGTAACACTTTTAACAAAATTGTCATAAATTCTCATGTCCCTTATTGTTTCAAGAGAAGGCAGATTAGAAAAGCTAATCTGCCACTTATCGTTATGAAACAAATTCGGAAAAGAAATAGAACTATTACTAATAGTTTCAGCCATTATAACATTGCCTCAATTTCTTCGTCGGTTTCTTTTACTAAAATACGAAGAACATCAAAATTAAAATCATTTGGAAGAGCTTCAAACTTACATTGTACAACGTCTACTTCTACTTCTTGACTAAGAATCTCATTATAAATTTGAATTTCTTTGGAACGTTCTTCAAGAACATCCGTATATTCTTTTGCCAACTGATTGACTTCTTCTTGACATTTTTGCTTTTCTTCATCAGATTCAAATTTTTCGTCAATATAATACTTTTTAATAATTTCTTGTTTCTTTTGTTCAAAATCTTTAAACTTTGGAATACCAGATTCCCTTGCTCTTAAAATATCAGCAGCAATAGGCTGAAGACATGCAAGAGTTCTTGTCACAGCAAAGTTAAACCTCTTGTCGAACTTCTCCAAGTCAGGATATTTAGTCTTCAAAAGATATACAATGTTAAATACTTGTTCATTTGTCAAACGAGTTTTCATAAACATTCCTCCTTAATTATTTTTAACAATAAAATCAATATATCCATAATATGAAGAAGATATACCATACATTTTAATCCAAAAATGTTTAGTTGGAGTTGGAGCTCCTCCCATATTAAAATTACTTTTAAATAAATATCCATTATTTGTAACAATAGATGGTGGTACATTATTAATATCCGAAATTGGTAAAGGATAAAAGTTAATATTTCCAATAAAATCTTGTCCATCTAAACTACTCCAGTTATCTAAAATTGAATCCCCTAAGTCAAACCAATCAATATTTGGAGACACAAAATTACAACTTAAAAACATTCTTACAATTCTACAATTACCTACATTAAAATAATTGAAAGTTACGGAACTTAATTTATTTCCAGTAAATGAAAAAACTCCAGAATTAATATCACTAAATGATATTGTTTCAATTTCACCAATACTGTAACCCTTAGCATATAATGAATTAAAAAATCCATAGCTTATTGGATCACCACGTTGACCAATTTGTGAAACCGTATCACCAGCTGCTATTCCCAATTGAATCAATCCATAATTAACTCCAGTTTCACCGTATGCACCATCAAATTTTCCTAACCAAAGTCCTTTTTGTGGATTTGTATCAGTTGTCCCAACTTCGATATGATTAAAATAACCTGTACAAAATCTGGATTTTGCTTTACCAATGTTATAAAGTATTTCATTATTATTTGGATTTAATGGAACAATATCCGAATTAACAAATATTTTTTCTGCAATCAAAAATAATCTTGAGTTAGTCTCAAAAAGGTCTGTAAATTGGATAGGAGTTTCTGTATCACTTTCTGTAGATGCCATTCTATCTGTAAGAGTATCAAACGTAGTTGCATCTTTAATACCTGCTCCAATTAACATTCTCTTTTCATTAGCTCTAGAAATTAATATAGCATTTGCTAAGGCAGCAGTATCTGCATATTCGCTTAAATTTTGAATTTCAATTGGGCCATGTAATGCAATCTTTCCTTTTGCGGCTAAATGAAGTTCAGAGGTTGTCGCAAGATTTGTATTTTTTCCACAAAATAAAGGTGATGCTGTAGTTGATTTTTCTATTTCATAAACGATATTTTTATGTGTTGCACCATCTTGTCCATATATTGAAGTATATGTTGCATCACCATCAAGACCAGCAAAAATATAAAGATTTTCTACTCCTTGATTTGGTGCAGTACGGTTTGAACACCAAGTATTATATACAAGAAGATTTTGACCTTCTCTCCATAAGTCTCCACCTTTAAAATTTCCAAGAAGACCATTATTAGAAAGAGATTCTAAATTATCATTAATTAAAACTCCGTTTGCACTAAGTCTAATTCCAAAGTAGTTAACATCCGTTGCATATGTAGGATGTATTCCTAAATAAATACTTCCGTTATTAAAACTTGCCGCATAATTACTTTTACTATTAATAACATTAAGTGGAATAATACTATTAGTATTTTTTCCATTATCATCTTCAAGTTCAGCATTTTCAAGATATAATTCTCTAAATGGTTTTGTTGAAGTTCCAAGCGCAACAGTTGATTTAGCATTTGGATGAATTGAAATTGCGTTTCCACAATATCTGTTCCAGTTAGCAACATTAATAATAACATCTGTTCCAGAAAGATAACCGGAATATAAAGTAGTTACATCATATCTATTTCCATCAACATCAATACTAATAAATCTATTATTATCATAATCCATTCTTAAAATTGGAATACCAGTATCCAAGTCATCTCTAGCATATCTAAGATGCATTGTGGCACTTATTTCAGGAACGCTTCCATCAAATTGTCCTACTCCAATTCTATTTGGAAAGTATAATCCACCAGGTGAATGTGACCAATAATCAGCAGAAGATGAGAAAAATACTTCAGCCCATGTAGCACTTACACCACTTATATCAATTTGAATATCAAATTCAAATTGATCAAAACCAACTTCCAGATTTGAAACAACAGCTGGAACTTCAAGATATGCCTCTCCAAAAAAACAAATTTCAGAAGTTTGATCTTGTTTTGCATAAAGAGCAATCTTATTAAATTTAAAATTTCCTCTATTTTTATCAATTTGACATTTAATTGAACCTCTTAATTCATTATTTTGTGGACCTTCATATACTGGATAATAATCTCCAGCTGACCAATAGTTCCCAACTGGATTGTTGGCAGTAACTCCAACTGCTCCACCAGGAGCATTCCAATTATACAATCCTGTATCTCCAACTGCTGAAGAAGCCCAAAATGATGCGCTTACTTGATCAGAAAGAGGATTTCCATTATAAAGGTTAGTATAAGTAGTTGCTTTTTGATAAGAATTTTGTAAAAATCCACCATTAGCTGAAACTGCTGAAATTACATAATTAGAAGAATAATCTACCGAATATCCAGTACGATTCCAAATAATTTCACCATATGGCGTAGTTCTTGTAACATCTACAATATCGGCAAAAGATGAAAGAGTATAGCCAGAAGTTCTTACGTTATTATCTATTCTATCATCGTAAACCGGCACAAACAAATCAAGCCATATCATTGGGCCTTTATCGTTTGCCGACATTACGAAATCTAAACCGCGCTGGGTGATCATCACATTTGGCATATTTTATTTTACTCCTTATCTTACAACTATTTATACGGTATATCCTGGCCAACTATTAGAATATCCGTTAGAATTAATAATTCTATATCTTGAAGAACGCATATAACAAGCCGTTTCAAGGTTAAATCTTCTAACAACATATCCGGCTAATCTCCTGAATACAGTATTTATTGGTCTTATAGATTCAATTGCTCTTACTACTTTATTTCTTCTTTGAAGTTCAAAAGAAATATCTGAGCTTAAATCAAAGTCTATATAGACAGCAAAGTGTGGAGTTGGAAACCAATCATTATCTATTTCTGTTAAATTTCCTGAAAAGTCGGCTCTCCAACTTCCACCTTCTGAAGTTTGTTTATAATTATCTGTAAAGTATTCAATAAGGTCACCAACTAAACCAAATGAATACAACATAACCTTAACTGCATTTCTAGTGGTTTTAATCTTATACCATGTTGGTAAATTCTCAACAACGAATCTCAAATATCTATTAATATCTGATTCAGTACAATCTCCTGTATATTCTGTTGTTCCAAAAGTTTCAGTTGAAGTTCCACTAACTCCTATTTCATCTCTTGAAACATTAACACTATATCCAAGGTTAGAAGCAAAGAATTGAATATATTCTATATCTATAAGACTTGGATCATGTAATTCGGTTATTCTTGCAACTTTTTCAAGAATTGATATTTTTTGTGCTGAAGTTGGATAAGATGCATTAGATGGCCATTCTAAACCTAACTGTTCTACTGATGTTGCTTCCGTAGAAGCACTTATTCCACTTATATCATATGAAAAATCAAGTTCTGCTGTTGCAGAATTAGTTTTTGGATTAATAAGTATTGAATTCTGTGTAACTGGAAGGTCTGCGGAAGTTACTTGCCATCCACAAAGTCCATTATACATATTGTTAAGAAACTCTTGAAACAAAACTAAAAATTCCTCAGTCTCTCCACCCCTCAAATATAAAGGTAAATATTCAACTAAATTAATATCTCTACATGCTCCAAATCTTCCAAGCATGTTTGGGCCACACAAAGTTATATAGTCTGCACTTGTAGTACAACAAGAATTCTCAAGAACTGATATTGATAAAGTATCAACTGCTACATGTCCACTTGTATCATATGCTGATAATGAAACTGTAAAAGTTCCTTTAGTTAAATAAGCATGATTAAAAGATGCCGTAAGGTCTGTAGTAGAAGAAGTATTACCATCACCAAAATCCCAATCAGCACTTACTACTGTTCCAGTATAATAAAGGCTACCACTATCATCTTGAAAAATTAATGTTGCACTAAGATTAGGAGAACCAATAAATGAAATTTCTGGAGAAGGATTTACAGTTACTGGTAATCCATTCATAGAAGAAGTAATAAGCGCATCTCCATATGAATTATAAACTGTTGC